CATTCCGAGTAGGACGAGATATGTCATCAAAGACTTATCATAAATATAAGCGCAGCTTCCAGCGCTTCGTCAAAAGGCAGCTAAAGAAGCATTTCAAACCACTCGATAGAGACACAGATCTAACTTTCGAGACATGGATAATGAATGCTCCTTATCCCAAATGGAGGAAAGACCAACTCATTAGGTGTTGGCTTGATATGAACTTCAGTTGGGATACTTGTGAACCTAATCCAAAAGTATATAAAGAATGGTTTCGGTTGAAATCCTTCATCAAAGATGAGACCTATATTGGTTTCAAACACTCCAGAACAATTAATTCACGAAGCGATCAAGCTAAGTGTATGTTTGGTCCTTTCATTCAGGCTATCTCGAATAGTGTAATGAAACAATCAAAACATTTCATAAAATATGTTCCGGTTCATGAAAGACCACAATTCATTCTTGATTATATCTTTAATCTGGCGGAAAACTTTTCTTCCTCAGATTTTACCTCTTTTGAAGCCCATTTCACCGAAGAAAGAATGAGGGATTGCGAAATTCCTCTTTTCGAACATATGCTTCAAAATGTACCAAATGGCGACAAAATGTTAGCCTTTCTCATCTATGCTAAATGCATTAATGACAATATTTGTATATTCAAATACTTCACAATGACAATAAATGCCAAGCGAATGTCAGGTGAAATGGACACATCATTATCAAACGGTTTTTCCAACCTGATGTGGCTAAATTTTCTTTCTTCATACATGGAATGGACCCCGACAAAATACCAATAGTTGTTGAAGGGGATGACGCTTTATGCTGCATCTTCGGGACCGTTCCACAATCATTCTTTGATGAATTTGGGGTTGATTTAAAAATTGAAAAACAGGACAACGTTGAACATGCGAGTTTCTGTGGTTTAGTTTTCGATTCAACTGACCGTGCCATTGTAACAGATATATTTGACACCGTTGCAACATTTGGCTGGACCACCGCCAATTATGCCTGTTCTTCAAAGACCACAATTCTTTCAATTCTTCGCTGTAAAGCATTATCACTTGCGTACCAGTATAAAGGATGTCCTATCCTTTCTGTTCTGGCCAGGAAAATGCTTTATTTAACTGCCCATGTGGACACAGCAAGAATTTTAGAAAATCGCCGTTTTATAGATTCATATTATTTTGATATTCTTCAACAAGCAATAGAATATGTAAAGACAAATGGATTAGATCAACCAATAGGGTTGAACACCAGAAATTTAGTCGAAAAATTATATGGCATCACAATAGGTGACCAACTCTCAATTGAGAGCGAGATCGAGAAAATAACAGATCCTACACTTCCATTACATTTACCCGTTTTGCTCAAATATGCTCCAAAAGATTACCTGGACTGTTTTGAAAAATACACGCTGCTAAGGCAAACTCGGGATTACAATGCGTTGGATTTACTATTTTCCCAAACACAGGAGATGAATACGGACTTTGTCCAAAATAAGAATGCATAGTCGCTTCTTACTTCTTCTTGGC